TGGGTTTGTTTGGAGACGAGGTACTCAAGATAAGAAGAAGTGGTTCTGCAACGAAAGTATCGGAGCTTCTTTGGGTTTAACTAATCCTGATCTGTTTACACCAGGGCAGTTCCACGATATTATGAAAGAGATGTATGGAAAACAGTAACAATAACAAAGATCAAGGATGGTCAGCTTGGATTAGAGACAAGGTTCTACCTCCATTGATTGTAGCTTTCATTTGTGTATCTGCCGGTGGTGGAGTGTCTGCTTATCGCAAGCTAGATGCTGTGGCTGTAGCACTTCAACAGCAAGCTGAAACAAACAAGATTCTTGATGCTAGGCTTACCAAAGCTGAGTCAGAGATTGTTGTTATCCGAAGTCAAATGGTAGGTTGGGATGTACTAAAGCGAATTGAGCAGTCATTATCTTTACTTGCTGCCAATGGTGATTCAAACAAAGGTGTAAAAGCAATTGCCAATAGCCTGCAAGTTGAGTTGCAGAGTAGGCGAGAGTTTAATCAAAGTAGATGAATCTCTCTTGACAAATAACTAAACTCAAGTTATACTTAAATCTCAAGTGCAGTTTAGCTTCTATTCCTTGCTGAGTGGCCTAGGCTCCTTCTTCTTTGATTAAGGAAATCCTTTATATCTTCACGGATTAACTTCTATCTGTACTTTGAAAACCTATCTGTATCTTCTAGAGGTTTAATTTCCTTTACTCTAGATTAACCAGATTCTGAGATCAGTAACTCAGGGTTATACTTAGGTATAACCAATGATTCTCTAAATAATGAATGGGTGTTATTGGTTAGATTTATAGGCTGTTATCTGGCGAGATCCTATCCTTTGCAAGGACGGGAGAAGAGTTCGATTCTCTTACGGTCCACCAGATAAGGATTATTAGACCAGTAAGGATCTGGTGTGGACTGTAAATCCGTTGTCTCTAGTAGGCCATCTAGGATCGTTACCTAGATAATCCACCAATTATTCTGGGACCATAGCTCAGTGAATAGAGCAAGAAGCTTCTACCTTCTGTGTCGGGGGTTTGAATCCCTCTGGTCCCTCCAAAGTTAATCTGTGTTTAGGCTAGTCAGGTCAAGTCCTTTCGTTCGGAACGAAAAAATCGTAGGTTCGAATCCTACAGCACAGACCAAAGATCAATTGCGAGATAGCTCAGTTGGTAGAGAAAATCCAAAGGATTTACCAGCTTTGCTGGTTCGGGAGCCTCATGAGCTTCAGTCATCTGTTCGAATCAGATTCTTGCGACCAGACATTACTCAGTAGCTCAATTGCTAGAGCAGCGGCCTCCAAATCCGTAGGTTGAGAGTTGGAATCTTTCCTGGGTAGCCATTACAAATAACAATATGTCAAATAATAATAAATCAAAGGTCTGCTCAGGTTGCCTAAACAAAGCAGGTACCAGAAGTAACCTCTGCAAAGAATGCGAAAAGCTTAGACGAAGTATCTTCCCTATGGATTCCATTGCATTGGATGCAAGATACGAAATCAGTCTAAGTGACTTTCATGATGTTCTAAATCCTACTGGTAAAACACCAGCTAGAATTTCAGAAGATTAATTAAAGAATACCCTACCTTAGGTATCGTTTAGGTTATCGCTAACATATTCATTGCTCGCCAAAGTTAATGAAATGCGCAGGTGTCTCTAAACAAAAGAATCTTGGACTTAAACCAAGGGATAGCTTGGCTGCTTTCCTAAGTATCTTTCTAGGTGTTTAGGACAGTAGCCTTTTGGCTTTGGTAAAACCAAATAGGAGAAAACATATGGTATTTAAAAGACGAGAAGAAAACGGTGGTGAAGTAGATCCTAACATCAACACCAAAGGTAGAATTAAACCAACTAGGATGCTTACTAATAAAGAGATTCGCCACAACGAAATGATGACTTTACTTCGTAAGTTCAGACCTCATGTGGCTAAGGCTGTCATGACTGCTGTGAATGCAATGGGTAAAGAGGATTTAGCAGAGACTACTAAGCTAAAAGCTGCGGTGATTATTTTGGATAACTACAAGCAGTTGGTAGGTACGGTTTATGACAAGGATTATGATGAAGACGAAGGGGAGGCTATTTCTGAGCAAAGCCAGCCTGTGTTTAGTTTGAAGATGATTGACCCAGATAAGGAGGAATAATTGTCCAACTTAAATAAGCAAGATATTGTATTCGCTCCTGTGTCAAAACCGCAGGAGATTTTCCTAACAAGTAATGACGTGTTCTTTACTTTGTACGGTGGTGAACTTTGCGCCTCCGTTTAAAACTCTGTTAATTCGGTGAAACCCCATGTGGGTAATACCGAGCCAAGCTAGGATAACATCCTTGGCGTGTGTGGAGGTCAGTCGAAAGACGTAGGGTGCAAGCGCATTCGAAACACAGAGATTCCTTCTTGGAATAAGATATGACCCGATACCCGGAGTAATCTGGGAGTGCCGTAGCGAAGCACATAACATTTAAGGCAGCAGGCGCTGGTAAATCAGCAGCTATTCTTGGTGCGATTCTTCCGATTTGCCACCACCCTGGAACTCGTGCTTTGGTGATTCGAAAGAGCACGAAACAACTCTCTGGTGCAGGTAGTCTATTCGATGCAGCAATCCAATTGTACACGAAAGTAGACCCTAAACTGAAGATCAAACAAAGAGATTTAACTCTTGTATTCAGTTCTGGTGCTACTGTTCAATTTACTTACTTAGATAAACCAGCCGATAGGCAAAACTTACAGGGTTAACTCTAGCCCCTTTGGGTAGTAATATCCACAGCAAACTTCTCTAATTCAGGGAAACTCTCTTGTTAAAGAGACAATCCTGAGCGAAGCCTAGAAATAGGAACGTGCAACGACTAGCCGAAAGGCGTAGAGCTAAGTAGCTCGAAACGGGAAGGCTCCTAAATGGAGTATGATATAGTCTGATCTTAATGGCGACATTAAGGGTAGTAATACCAGTAAGGGAGTAACGTCCCTTACTAAACAAACCAGTGAAAGAGTTTAGTTTGATAGCTTTTGATGAATGTCAGCAGCTATCCTTTGAAAATACACTATACGCCCTCTCAAGACTTAGGTCAACAATCGTTAATTACCCATTAAGGGCACTTGCGAGCTGTAACCCTGATTATGATTCATGGTTACGTGAATGGGTGGAATTTGCCTTAGATGAAAGAGGTATTCCTCGCAGATATGAAAACCACGAGTACCCTGTCAGGTACTTTGTAAATAAAACTGACGGAGTTGTCTGGTACGATACAAAAGAAGAGGCTCAGAAGGTTCACGGTTACGGACAGGATGCGGGTATCAAATCATTTAAGTTTGTACCAGCAACGGCACTAGATAATACTGTACTTTTGAAGTCAAATCCTGAATACATTAGCACTTTAAAGGCCATGCCAAGGGTCGAGATGGAGCGATTGCTCCTTGGATCGTGGTATGCCAGAGAAAGTACATCCGGTGTCTTTAAGAGAGAATGGTGCACAGAAGTTCTGTTTCCTAACTACAGAGCAACACGTCGAGTGCGGTCCTGGGATCTTGCATCTACAAAACCGTCGGAATCGGCGCCCTCGCCGGACTGGACAGCAGGCGTCCTAATGTCTAGAGAAAAGACAGGTGTAGTTACCGTAGAAGATATGACAAGAATTCGTGATCGGCCTCATGTAGTAAAAGAGCTAATCTTTGATACAGCAAAGAGGGATGGTAAAGACACGATTGTGACTATTCCTCTTGACCCTGGTGCTACAGCGGGTGCTTATTGCAGGCAGATTCAGAGAGAATTAATTGAGATGGGTTATACAGCAAAGCTTGTAAGACCAGATAGAGCCAAGCTACAACGATTCAGACCTTTCGCTGCAATTGCAGAAGCAGGGTTCGTTAACGTAGTTGAAGCAGACTGGAATTCGGCTTTCTATACAGAGTTAGAGCAGTTCACTGGACAGAGAAACAGTGGACATGACGATTAAAATTGGTCGTCAATAAACGCATTGAATTCGGTGGATATCTAGTCAGAATTGACTCAGACAATACCGAGCGAAGCCTAGAAATAGGAACGTGTAACGACTATCCCGAAAGGGAGTAGGATCAAGTGATCCGAAGCGGTGCGGTCTTCTTGACAGAATAAGAAGATATGATATAGTCTCATCTTGGTGGAAACACTAAGCATTTATTCATATAGGAGAATTTCTATGACAATTGAAGTCAACCAAGTTATTAAAACAAACCGAGACGGTGATGTTCTCGTTCTAAGTATATCTAAGAAATTTTCCGAGGTTAAGTTCTTGAATACTGGTTTTATTCGTTCTGTTCATACAGCTAACCTTGAAAAAGGTAAATGCGCGGATACGACAATTACAGATCGCAAAAAAGAGCGAGAAGTTAATATCGTATTACTAAACAATGCAGGTGACGAGTTAACCATGTTGAGTAAAAAAGGTAATCAATGCGTTGTCCAATTTACCAAGACTGGTTACACCACTAAGGCCTATATTGAGAACGTTGTACAAGGTAAGATTAAAGACCCTTATTCACCTTCTACTTATAATATTGGATATCCTGGTTTATTTAATAAAAAGTTAAGTTACTGCAAGCAAGCACAACAACTCTGGCGCAACATGATGAAACGTTGCTATTCTGAAGCAGATAAAAAAGGCTATTTCGGAAAAGGGGTAACGGTAGATACTCGCTGGCATTGTTTTGCTAATTTCTTAGATGATATTTCTAGTTTGGATAATTTCCATAACTGGTTGAATGCAGATAAGACAGGTATTAACTATAACTTAGATAAAGACTTCAAGTTCAAGTCCAATAAAGTTTACTCCAAAGAAACTTGCATGTTTCTACAAGAGAGTATTAATAAGAGTTGTACTTCACGAACGAATAAATGGGACGACAGGTAACGCTGTTGTTTTAAGATTTTCTGCAATGCGACGTTTGTTCGGACGCATTTTACACCCTAACCAAAGAATCCATCCTCCCCGAATTCACCCTACCTGATTTTACCGCACAACCTGCTTTTAGTTTTACATAAGAATAATAAAGGAACCTATCAATGGCAAGAAAAACAACATCAGCAGAACCTTTGCAGAAAGAATCAATCTCAAAATCAGCTTGGGATAATACCCCTGATCGTTTCAAGCTTGGTGAAATGGGTAACTTAGGTGTAAGAATTTTCAACGGAGTATCTCAAGAGGAAATCCGAAGAGAGCTTAATTACCCTTACGCTCTCAAGACTTTCAAGCAAATGTCGCACCATAGTACGATTGCTGCTGCTTTGAACTTATACGAAGTTCTTATTTCACAAGCTGAATACAAAGTTGTAGAACCTGAAAATGCTTCTGCTGAAGAAAAATCTCAGACTCAGTTTATTCGGGAATGCCTGAATGATATGGAGGGAACTTTTGAGGACTTTGTAAAAGATGCTTTAAGTGCTCAGATTTATGGTTTCTCTATTACAGAGAAAGTATTTCGTAGGCGCTTGAAAAGTACAGGCAGTAATTATAATGACGGTAAAATTTCTATTAGGAAATTAGCTCATCGTAGTCAAGATACCATTGAAAAATTCACCTTCGATTCAACTGGTAATGATATTACTGGTGTAAAGCAAAACCTTGCCTTGATCCAGAATAACTACGGTAGACTTGATGGTCAAATGGTTCAGGTAATCCTACCAAGGAATAAATTCTTGCATGTAAGACTTGGTAGACACCGGGGTGATCCTTATGGTAAATCCCCAATGTCTCAGGTGTATTTTGCATACAAGTATCTGACAACTGTAGAAGAACTAGAAGGTACAGCCTTATCTAAGGATCTTGTAGGTATCCCTGTTCTGAAAATGCCAGCAAGTTATCTTGCATCTGATGCTGACCCTGGTAAAAAAGCTACTGCTGATAATTTCAAGAACATTCTACGAAACCTACAGCAAGGTGCCCAGTCAGGTATTCTACTACCATCTGATGCTTCAGAAGAAACTAAGTTACCTTTGTTTTCATTTGAATTAGCAGCAGCTAATGGTAAGAAACTTGTTGATACATCCCAACTGAAAGCCTACTACACAAACCAGATCATGACAACTTTACTAGCAGATATTCTAGTAATGGGTCAAGGTAGCACAGGTTCTTATGCTCTAGGTAGCTTAAAGAATAATATGGTTGGTGCAATGTGCAAGTACCTTCTTGAGGCTATTCTTCATGAAGTAAACCGAGACTTAATTAGACAACTGTATGAACTAAATGGTTTTGATACTACTAGAATGTGCAAAATTGATTCTGACTCAGTAGAAGAAACACCAATCGAAGAACTATCCAAGGCTTTCCAACGTGCAGCTAGCACTGGTTTGATTGAACTTGATAGAGCAGTTCTGAACAGAGTACGAGATATGCTTGGCATTGATACTTTACCAGCAGATCAAGAAGTACAAGAAGATAAACTTACAGGTAATACTTCTAAAGCTAGTGCAGGAATGGCAACTCAGGGTGAAGGAACCAGTAATTCTCCAAGTGGAACAGACACTTCAAGTAATAATATAGATAATGCAGCGTAAGCTGAAACAAGAAAGATAAGAATGCCTAATGTAACAGAAATGCAAATGGACCTGGCTGGTAAGATTACCTTTGAGCTAGATAATGGTACAACTAAGATTGTAGACCTAGCCAACCTTGGCTCAGGAGGGGGTGGAGGTGGCCCAGTAACCGCTAACGATATCACTGACGCAGGTACTTCTGGTAAAGATGTACTTCGTGCCAGCACTCCATCTGCTGTCAAGACTGTTCTAGCTCTGGTAAAAGCTGACGTAGGTCTAGTAAATGCTGACAATACCTCGGATGCCTCCAAACCTGTATCTACTGCACAGCAGGCTGCTTTGAACCTGAAGGTCGATGTACCAGGGGTTGTATCAACTGTTGCACCTTTACTATTAAGACAACCGTTGAAGCTTGGATTCGCCGGTGACTCTATCGCAAGTATGTGGGCATCCACGACGGGGTTTAGTCCTGTGTTCTGGGCTAAGACAGAATTATACCCTTGTGATATTGTAGTAACAATGAACACCGCTGCCCCAGGTCTATCTTCATCTCATTTAGTTTCAAATCAGATCGCTATTTTAGAAGCACTAGCAACAAAGCCTGACGTTGTTATTATCCAGAGTCTTCAAAATGATTTTGCTGGTAGTGCTGCAAATGCTGAATCCCTGTTCGCAAATGTACGCACTTATTCAGAACGAGCACTTGCAGCCGGTGTTAAACTTGTGGTAATTTGTTCCCATCCACCGAAATCAAGTGTCCCTGATGTTGCTGCTGCTGTTGGTCACCTTAACCGCCTGATTGAGAACTACTGCCTCAATACACCCGGTAACTTCTATTGCGATGTTATGGGGGCATGGCGTGCCAAAGGTGTTGCAGACACGAACGGAATTGCATGGCAAGGAACTGCGAATACTGTAGATGCCTATAGTGATGACGGTACTCATCCTGGTGTATTGGCTGCTCGTGCTGCTGCTCCACTTATCGAACCTGTACTGCGTCGATATGCAAGACCTATTAGTCCTGTCCCTTTTGCAGTAGTAGCCTATGATAACACAAACTATCCGTATGGTAACGTCCTGGGTTTGCAGGGTGCGATGGTCGGTACAGGGGGTCAGTACAATGGTGTAGACAACACAAACGTACCTGGGGCTTCAGCTACTGTTCGCAACCGTTGGGAGGTAACAGATGGTAACGGGGTGACAGCCACACCATTGATTGTTACGGGATCAGATGGTTATCGTTACTTGCAATTAACCTTATCGGGCACAGCCACGGCTAACGGCAGTGTCACTGCTGCTACTTCATTCGCATACATTGTCACTAGTGCTGACTATTTTGCAGAATTAGTTACAGAGTGTCAGAACTTGACAGGGATCACCGGTGTTCGTGCCGACTTCCAAGCAATTCAAACAATGGATCTAGCTGGATCAGGTAATTCGGTGCTCACTTTGAATGGAAGACAGCATTGGAGAACCCCTATCATTAACTATTCAAGCACTCAATTTTCACTAAAAACAAATCAAATCGTGATTAATTTCAAGTCAGGTCAGACTGTTTCCGGTGTAATCCGCATTGGTCGCGTAGGCATTCATCGCGTTGCACCATAATACCAATAATTGACAATTAAG